TCGTTCCTGAACGGTCAGGTCGTCACGGTGTCTCTCGCAGACCCGACAGAATTCACCGCTCCGATCACCCAGGCGAACTATGCCGCCGCTTCCGATTCGGGAACGGTGCAGGCGGCCACGCTGGACAACCAGCTTGTGTGGGCTAACATCGGGTCGCAGGCGGTAACCCCCACGATCAGATTCTCTCTGCTGTTCGCGCAGAGCAATCTCTCGGTCGCCATCGCACCGCCGTCCGGCATCTCCGCGCTGAAAGACCAAAGTAACTGCACTCTGCAATGGGTGACCCCGGACTATCCAGGTTTCATCGGCGTCAGGGTGCAGATTTCCACCGACTCGGCTGGCGTGAACCCGCCGTTCACGCAGTATGGAGACCTCGTGACCGCGATCTCCAGTTCTGCCGAGACGGTCATCACGTCGTCCTCGAACACATCGGTCAACGTGCCGACTGCGATCATCTCGAATGTTGTGCTTGCAAACAACCTCGCTACCATCACAGCGCGGAATAGCTTCGTTCCTGGCATGGTGGTGAATGTCGAAAGCCTAGTCAACGCGACTTTCCTGAACGGCGAGAGCTTGACAATCCTGGCAGCGACCCCGTCCGGGTTTACGTCGCTGTTTACTGCCGAAAATTATGGTAACTCGATCACCGCGACTCAAGTCTCGGGTAACATCCTCACGGTGACAGCGACAAACAGCTATACCATCGGTCAACAGGTCGTCATCAGCGGCACTGCCGAGCCTTTCCTGAACGGCCAGGTCTTGGTCGTGGCGACAGCCAGTCCGTTCTACTTCACGGCAGCTTTCACACACGCGAACTACAGCAACCCTAGCGACATCGGGTTCGCTTCCATCGGAGACAATGGCATAGCCACCAGCGTCATCTCGACCAGCACGACATCGACGGCGAACACCTCGATGCTGACGAACTATAGCACGGTAGACATCCCGTTCTCCACTATCAATGCAACCACGTTTTACGCGATGTTTTCGACGGTTATCCAAGACCCGACTACAAACATTGTGTATGAGTCTGTCGAGAATGGTCCGCTGCTTTGTGGTTACGTCAACCTTCAGGTTGCAAATCCGACCGACTTCCCGGTGCTCCAACGCAAGGAAGACATCGCGGGACGCCTCATCGCGCAGATCAACAAGCAGCTTCCGAACCTCGACCTGTCGCCGCGCTCCGAGATTCGCGACATCTTCATCGACCCGTTTTCCATCGAAGCCGCGAACATGTCCGTTCGAGAATGGTTCGCACGCGTGTCCACTTCGATCTCGGCCATCTCGCAGGTTGACAATGCAAGCGGTAACGGTCTGTCAGACCCGTTCCAGTCCAGCCCGTACAAGCAGCAGATCGCACGCGCCTACGGTCTGTCGCCGCAGAATACGCAGAACCTTATCAATGAGCAGTTCGACCTCCTCGGCGAGGGCGCGGGGCTGACCCGCCTCGGCTCGGAGCAGGCGACAGTGGTGCTGACCTTCTACACGTACCAGCAGCCGACGTCCAGTATCACGATACCGGAGGGCGCGACAGTGTCCACGGTTCCCGACAGCGCAACGTCGGCGCTAGTGTTCACCACGCAAGGTCAGGGCACCATCAACATCGCCAACCTCGCTTCGTTCTTCAATTCGAACGCGGGATGGTGGGGCGTCAGCGTGCCAGCCCAATGCACGCAGCCCGGCTCCGTGGGCAATGTCGGCGCAGGTACCATCAGGCAAACGGTGAGCGGCGTCCCCTCCGGGATCAACGTCACGAACCTCGTGGGCGCTCAGTTTGGTCAGGACCAGGAATCGAACTCCGCATTCGCCGCCCGCATCCAAGCTCGTAAGTTCACGGGCAATGACAGCAGTTCCGCCAACGGTTACCTCGTCACCGCCCTCAGCACGCCCGGCGTCATCTCCGCGCAAGTTGTCGCGGCGGGCGACCTTTATATGCTGCGCGACTGGGACCCCACCCGCCTAAAGCACGTATTCGGCGCGGTTGACATTTACGCGAGGGGTACGACCTTCTCGCAACAGGACGAATTCGTCCCATTCTCATACGCCAACAACGGCGTGTACGGAACCACCAACACATACTCAACGCTGGCATATATCGGCAGCAACACGTTCCAGATAGCGAACTACAACACCTTGGCTTTCCCGCCATACGACGGCGTGGAACTTTTCGTAAGCCGCTCGTCCAACAGCTTCTACCTGTCCCTCGACCGCGCCCAGTTCAACGTCACGACGGGACAGATTATCCTCAATAACGGGGACATCGCCTACCAGTATGTCGGCAACTCGGTCACGCAGGCGAAAGTCCCCCTCCTGCTCAATGGCGTTCCGGCGACCAACCAAGCTGCCCTTGCCGCGCTGTCCGGCGCTTCAACCGGCACGTATTCTTTTGCGCTCTTCATGAGGCTGGCGTCGCCGTTCTTGCATGTCCCTGCGCTCCAGCCCGTGCTTCAGGTCTATTCCGTCACGGGGTCGGCCACCGAATCGGGCGTCCTGCCCAGCAGCGACGTGACCCTGATTCACACATCCGATTTCCTCCTGTACGGGGGGTCGAACGACGCGGGTGACATCGTGCAGGTCTTGTTGACCAGCGCACCGACCCAGTCCACCGTCACTATCGGCCCGCTGACCGCGCCGACGCTCATCGACATCGGCATGAACCAGCCCCTCGGCCCGAACGGGGTTCCGCTGAACGTGTTGAGCGTGAGAAGCCTCGACCTGTCCACTCTCTACCAGTTTGGCACGGACTACAGCATCGTCGCCTACGGCCCGTACCGCGAGTATGGCATCCAGCCGCTCACGTCATCCGTGACGCTGACGCAGCTTCAGATCGTGAACAATGTCCTGACTGTGACCGTGCCCAATGACTTTGGCGTGGGTGCAACTGTGCAGCTTAGCGGAATTGTCGATCCCACATTCGCTTCGATCCTCAACGGACAAACTGTCGTGATCGGCACGGCTTCGCCGACCCAGTTCACGGCCACGTTCCACTTTGCGAACACCGGCCCGACGCTGACTTCGGGCGTCGTCACCGGGAGCGCGATACAAGCCGGGCAGCAGGTCATCGTTTCCTACAACGAATACGTTCTCTACGAGCGGCTGTCCTTCGTCTCCGGCGAGTCGCAGGTGCTCAGCGGGACGCTGCCCACCACACTGGACAACGACGGCTTCGTGCAGAACACCTGGCTGCCGCAAAGCTACAGCACCGGAGTCTTCAATTCAAGCCAAGCGAATACCAGCAATCTTCCTGCCGTGCCCCCGTTCAGCTTCAATCCTCTGGCGCTTATTCTCGACGGATGGAACGGGAACTTCGGCAACGACGGGGGGCTGGATGTGGTCGGCTCCGCCACGTTCGACCCGAGCGGTCTCGTCGGCAACCAGATTCCCTACGCCAGCCGCTACATCAAGGTCGTGTACTACAACGGCGTTTCGAACGTCGTGATGAAGGAGAACATCGACTTCACGCTGACGGTCGATCCGGTCTCCGGCTCCGCCACGCTTGCACGTATCTTGACGGGGCGCATCCCGGACGGCGGCACCGTGTCGGTGTCGTATTTTGTGACCGAGACCTTCACGGTCTCCACGCAGTACCCGACGTTCGTCGAGCTTCTCGCGAACACCATCGCGCAGACGAAATCGGCCGCTGCGGACGTGCTTATCAAGGCGGAGATTGCCAACGACGTTGACATCACCATGACGGTCACGCTCGACGCAAACGCCAACGCCGCGACGGTCGATCCGGTCATCCGCACCGCGATCAACGTGGTGCTCGACAACTCTTCGACGACGCTGTACCAGTCCGAGCTTGTGAGCCAAGTGCAGGCGATCACGGGCGTGCAGAGCGTGGAGCTTCCGCTCATCAAGTGCGCGAAGAGCAACGGCTCATATGACATCGGCATCGTCATTCCGACCGGGACGGTATGGACGCAGACGAATACCTCGAACAACGCGTGGATCAGCACCAACTCGGTGCTGCCCGACAGCACCATCCCGACCGGGGGCGAGCCGACCGCAATCGTTGACCTGCTCTACCAAGGCCAGGTCTTCCGTCGTGCCACGTCCTTGTTGGACTTCCAGACCAACAGCCCGGCCGTGCCGCATCTTGCGGTTGCTCCGGGCGTCGTGAACGCCTCGCCCGGCTCGTTCTACATCTACGGCACGGACGATCCGGTCAACAGCGGGAAGGTCGCGTTGACGATTCCCCTCGACGTGCCCACCCCGGCGCAATTAAGCTTTTTTGTGACATACCAAGTCTTCAACGAGGGCGGAGCAAAGGACGTGACGGTGTCGCCGACCGAGTACCTTGCCCCCGGCACGATCACCATCAATTATGTTAGCAATCCGACTTCGTAATCCCTAAGTATATGCATATCTACGTCATCATTAACAAGCTAGACGGTAAGATTTACGTTGGCAAGAGCTTTCGCCGCTTCGGGTTGCGAGAAAACGAGCACTTCAAGTTCGCCCTTGCGGGCAAAAACTACTGCCCATATCTGTACAACGCCATACGAATGTACGGTAAGGACGCTTTTGAAGTTTGTATGTTGTCTGGTTATGCAACTTCCAGAGAAGACCTTTCTACTCAGGAAAAATACTATATCGCCAAGCACAGAGCCAATGATTGTCAATTCGGCTATAACTTGACTTCAGGGGGGGAGGGGGCTGATTACTGGAGCGGTAAAAAACGTTCTTCGGAAGACAGAGCCAAAATGAGCGCCGCCAAGCTGGGCAATAAGCAATCTC